TGAAGCAGAAGGAACGTTACGTGTTTGAAATTGTACTGCGGCTTCGTATTCTGCGACCGCTCTTAGATACAATTCATCGCTAGAGTATTGACTACGAACAGGCGGCTTCCATGTCTTGCCGCAACGTAGACAACGAATCCACATATCACCATTAGCAAATGTATGCTTTAGTACGGCGTACTGTGAATCGTCACCCTTTCCGCCGATAACGCCTTCAGCGCCATTACCACCTTTACGGTGATTACAACGTCTCTGAGCGGCAGTATCATTTAATGCTAACTGCTTTAAAGTTTCGCCATTTGTTCTACTTCTTTGACGCTTCGTTTCACGTTTTAATTCACGCTCTGCCAAACGTTCTTGTAAATCTTGTAGGTTAGCTTGTTTTTCTAGAACTTCTAACTTCAAACGTTCTGTTTCTAGTCGCTTGGTTTCGAGTTCTAAAGATTGTAATTCTTCTTTTCCACCTTTCACTATATTGGTGTCTACTTCTGCTGTAACACCTGCAATGTCTGTAAGTTTGTTACTCATTACTCCTCCATTTTTATTAACTTAATCTGCTACCTGCGTTTCTAAAAGATTGCAGTGTAGAGTTATATCTAGCAAATGCTGCATCGTTTCTAGGTTTACCAAAAACGATATTTGCCTTCTCCTCTGTAATAATTCCTTTTAATATAATTTGCAAAAGACAAGTACGCCATCCTCTACGTCTCTCGGCCAGCGGTGCACCATATTGGTCAAAATTCATGATTGAAAGTTCTGGCATTTGACCAAGTTGAACCCAACAAGCTACTTCTGGTTCTCCTAAACCGCAATGATAATAAATGAGTGTTGCTTTATCAGGATGTGGGTGTTGTTTGTAAAAACATGACACACCTGCTTGTCTAAGTTTGGTAATAAACTCTGCATGAGTCATTACTTTACCTATTCTAGCTTCAACATCTGCGTAATCTTTAGGATCGAGCCATTGATATTGTTTAGCTATGCCTTCATTTATCTCTTTGTTTTCTGCAAGTACTTCTTGCGCTTCTGAACTAACAGGAGCATCTTGATAATGTTTTGTAGCATAATCTGCTACTTGTGCCGCTAACTCAGGAGACATTTTAGGCCCGCTGAGTTCACTATCATAAGATTCCCAAGGAGCCGTTTCACTTAAACGTGTGCCTTGAGACTTCTGTATTTCTTGTAGTGTTGGCATAATCTCCTCTTTTATGCTTAATAACGTCTGCTATTCAATTACGCCTTCGAAATGAGTTCTACGAATTGGTAGCAGTCTCTTCACCCGGCATGTACACACCTGACGGGAATTGAAGAAAAACCAATATATTAACCGTTATCCAGTAATCCACAAGATAATAGTCAATATATTAGAAAAAACTTATTGATCTTCCTCTTGATCCACTGCTTCCTGTAATTCATGTTGTTCGCAGAGTTGTAGAAACAAATTATCAGCATAATCTTTTTGCTTGATAATAACACTACGTAAGATACTATTAATCCTACGTAGTGTTCTATTTTGTCTACGAAGTACATCAACTACTTCATTATTACCTTCATCATGCATCTCTCCCCCTATGTAGTAATTTTACGGCAATACCGTTACATTTACTGTTGCATAAATCTTGTTCAATGGTAGTGTTCCTGCAAATGTGTTACCAGTTGTGCCAGATGTATTATTGAATGCTGGATATGAAACTTCAACTTCAACGCCGCCCGGAGCAACCGCAGTAATCAAACCGCTAGACGATACAGTAGCAACCGCTGTGGCACTTCCTGAAGGCTGATAGGTGTTACCTGTCAAAGTCTTAGCAGGATATGCAACATAAGTCAGTTCATTTGTGCCCGCTTCCTGTGAAGTAGCTGTAGCAGCATGTGTTTCTGAAATCGCGCTTGCATTTTCAAGTGTAAGAGTTGTTGTATCGTTAGCAGTACAAATAAATGTACCATTATTACTTGTATGTGTTACGAAACCGGCAACTTCAAAAGTTTGTCCCTTAAAGTTGTTAGTTCCACCGCCAGTAATAGTACCAGTGTAAACTGCTGTATTACCACTTGAACTAGCTACTGATGTTAGTACAAATGCTGTGCCGGGATCAATTTCGTTTCCAGCGGCATCTTCTAGATTTGGATTAAGTTGAAAAGTTTCAGCATAAGTAACACCATCATATGTTCCTCCTGTCACTGACAGGATAACATCATTATATCCCGGTGTAGTACTTGATCCTTGATTTCCCTCTACTGCAATTTTTGCAGCTACACCCAAACCTGTTGTTGGACTTGGATAACTCATAATTATTGATTCTCCGAATTAGCCCTTGTAACTTACACGAGCCTTAACAGTATATGCAAGTGCTGTTCCACTTCCGGCAGCATAACTAGTAGTTGCGATAACTACTGTCCCACCGGCTTTTAAGTTGATTAAATATCTACCTTGATTAACTACACCAGCGGCACTTACTGCTGTTACATCTGCTAAAGTTTCTGTTACGGAAACATTGGCATCAAGATCAGTAAATACTAATGTGATAGCTGGCAAAGTTGCGCCTGTTGGTGTATTAGTTGACACTTCGTAAAGTGACACTTCATATAAACCAGAAGCAGGAGCGGTAAATGTCAAAACGTTTGCGTTATTGGCAACTTGCGCTGAAGCTACTGCTTTTTGGGCTACATTGGATAATGGCACCCATCCGGCACCGGCACTAAGAAAGAGTGTACCATCTACAGTGTCGATTGCAAGATTAGGGGCATTAGCTTCGCCTCCAGCAGCAACTGCACCTAAAAGATTAGGGTTGCCTTGGAATACTTGATTCAATAAACTCATTATTTCTCCTATTAACTAAAGTAGGGGTGAGAGCACCCACCCCTAAAGGTGTTAGCGATTAGCTAATAGCTGAAGCCGCATCAATTTCACGGATTCTGATAGTTGTATCAGGTCCAAGTGAAGTTGTGAAGTGAACACGGTAGCTTGTCCATCCGGGGATTAAACCTTCAGGATCGGCTACTGATGGCTCTGCATTTTGTACAATATTGCACTTAATGTTCTGCCATTCTCCGTCACCAAAGCCTACGTCGCCTTGTGCGCCAAGCTTGATGCTAAAGATACCGTCACGTCCAAAGATATAAGTACGTAGAGCAGTTAATCCTGTTACGCTCTTATAGTTTGAAGTTGAAGTAACTTGATTTGTTTGGAAGAAACGAACGCCAGTTGAAGGCAATTCGATCATTTCTGTCAAATCAACAGAAATTAAATCTTCCATCTTGGCAAGACCTACTGGTGTGTGCTTCAAAATATCAATTGGTGAATCGTTGCTGTTGTCAGCAAGAACGTCACCAAGAGCAAATGGGTGAATTACACCACAAAATGTCTTTGAAGCCTCATCGAACGGACGAACCGAACGACCAGCAAGGCTCTGCACTGAGTTTCTAATCTGGTTCAAACTTAGAGTTGTGAACGCAGAAGTTGATGTTGCTCCAAGTTGTACAAGCACGCTTGAGTCAACGGCGTTTGCGCCGTCTGATGTTGCGCGTACAAGGGCGCTTAGAGATTCACCCAAACGATATGCCAATTCACGAGCTACGTTCTCAACTGTGTTATCGATAGCTGTTGCTAGAGATAGACTTGAGAAGTTTGCGTAATCGGCATACTCACCGATAGTTGCAGTAGTTGTAAGAACTTGAACCGCAATACCGCTTCCAACTGTACCTTCTGTAGTCTGAGTTGTGTTAGCTGCCAGAGGAACATACATAAACATTTCATACTGGTTACCAGACTTCATGGGTAGGTCCAAACGCTCTGAGCAAGCAACGAATGGAGTTTGTGCCTTCAGGTTTTCACGAAACTTTTTGTCGTAATAACGAACTGTTGACTGAGGCAAATTTGACTGACTATTACTAGATGGGCTATAACCGGCCATTTTATATACCTTATATATAAAAGAAACTCTACCTTTTCCCTCCAGAAATAATAGGTTCTACGTCTTTATCGCGTAAACTACTTCACTACAGTAATCCGACTGTGTTTTTCATCTACTTCAGTTAAGACTTCAACTAAAGTTGCCTCACGCTAATTGGTGGCTCTACAGTAATCCGACTGAGAAATCCAATTATAATAATACTGTTTACACTAGTCTATCTAGGATCACTAGTATTATTACCTAAACTTTTTACCATAACTAATGCATCTTGCATTCTACCGTAAAAATCTTCTTTGATACTTTTTACTCTATATCCCAAATCGAAATATAGCTTTTGGGCAGGATTGTTCACATCTACATACAAATATGTAAAATCTTGTCCTTTATAACATTCATTACACTTGTTTATTAATGCCGTTGCAACTCCCTTATTGCGATATTCAGGAAGCACGGCAATGTTGTAAATATATGGGCCTTCTTTATATGTAGATAACAAAAAACCTACTACTTTATCGTCTACAAGGGCCATCCATAATTGACCTTTATGCACTTGTTCCAATAATTCTACATTGGATTGTGGTTTAGCATGACATGTTTGGTTAATTTTGAAAATCGATCCTAACTGTTTACCATCATATTCTCTAATTTCCATTGGGAAACTCTTTACTTTCTATTGCCTGATGCCATTAATTTTTCTACTTTACCGGCAAAATCTTTATCATGTAGCAAGCGTTTCTTATACTCATCGCTAGGCATGGCGGCAATTGCTTGCGCCCCTGTTAATCTATGTGTTTGTTTATCTACTACAAATTCATAAACAATATCACTACCCGGTGCAATAGGAGTTCCTATTGACGAACTATCATCATTATTTAATCCAGATGATACGCGCTTAATAACTACAGGCTCTTGCTGCTGAATTTGCTCTGTTACAGGTTCTACTGCTGGAACTACTTCTTGTGTAGGCGCTGCCCCAAGAATCATAACTCCCTGCTGCTTAAGAGTATCATAGGCTTTTTGGAAATTAGCCTTGACTGGTTGTAAATTATAACGTACCATCCAAGCTGTGATATTCTCAAGATTTTCTTGACACTTGTAATAATCGGGATTATCTCTAGAGAAAGCTTCAGCCTCTAGTTTAGCTTTGAGATTTAAATTTTCCTGTCTCAAATGTGTTACTTCTGACCCAATTTCATTTAATGGCGCTCCTACTTGTGCTTCCACAATTGTATTAACTGCTTCAAAAGCTGTGGTAGGGTCTTGTAACTTGCGGGCCAAATCATAACGTTCTTCATCAGTAAGATCACGCGGAGTAAATTCAGTGAACCCATCAAAAGTAGGCGCACTTTCATCAATTTCTTCGGTTTCAACTACTCCAAGACGAATCTTCTTAGTTTGTTCACGCAATTTTCGAATCAATAAAATATTCTGTTCACGAAGCTTTTCAGCTAACTCGTCTGCTGTGGTGTACTTAATAACCTGTATGCCGCCAATTGGTCTACCTTCTGCATCGGTAGGTTGATATTTATATTCTTTTTCTTCTAATGTCGTATTTTGTTCTACTGATTGTTCACTCATGGTCACATTTCCTCCTCTGTTATGTTTTCCGTATCGTCAAAATCTAATCCCGGCGCTGCTTCTACAGTTTTACCCGTATTGTGTGCATGTATATACTGCATGACTAATTCATTAATATTTTCAAGCCACAGTGTATAAAATTGTGCGGCAGTTTTTGCTTGATTTTGCCGTGATAATACTTCATTCGGAATTGCCGGATCAGCATTAATTAACTGTTTAATGAACCAATCGACTGATTTTCTTAATATCTTAGTAATTACTTTGAATCCGGGTTGTCCATAAACTGAAGCTAACGCTGATAATTCTTCTGGCTGCAATTCAAATTCCGGGTCAAAAACGAATTCTTCTTGTGGCGCTTCTTGATTGTCCATGTCTCCTCTCCCAAGGATTACTTTTTCCTACGTCTAGCTCTTAATTTAGTCAACTTATCTTGTAACTCTAATGATTTAGTCAACTTATCTTGTAACTCTAATGCGTGACGTTCAATCTGAATAATTCTTAATTCCTTGAAATCACATAAATTTCTAAGATTATTGATAGTACTGGTGTCTTTATATGCTTCTTCATTCATTCTAAGAAACTGCTTGTGATAACCTTCGTTACTTCTTAGAAGAGTAAATGCCTTATCTCGCCAGTATTTTGTACCGTCAGGTTCACAAGTCTCAATAACGCATTTTTCTTGCACATTACATACAACTGGTTGTTTCTTTTTTGAAAACCAAAATCTCATAATTCCTCCCCTAAGTATTGTTTACGTCTCTCCGTTATGTCACGCCATAAACCCGCGTTTGGTGGCCTTTGGATGGTATAGTCGCTAACTACCTTATTACCGACACTATAAGTTCGGCTGCTTGCTTAAGCTACATCCCATTTAAGGTTATTGTACTTCTGGTTCCGAACCTTCAATACCTGTGGTATCTGGTTCGCCTTCATTTGCCTCACTCTTCGTACTATTCAAAACCGCACCCACAACTAATCTTTCCCTAATTCTACCGTCAATAGATTGTTGTTGTAATTGCGCTTTTTGTTGAGCATTTTGGGCGCTCACGGCTTGTTGTGTGGCAAGTTTGGATTGTTGCTGTGCTGCCTGTGACTGAGCCTGACGTTTATCTTTCATGGCTTGTGTCATAGGTTTAACAATATCATTAAAATCTTTCCATTCACTAGCTTGCATCCACATCTTCAAAATCTCTTTGAAATCAATGTATTCCTCATTAATATCAGCAAGATTTTCTTGGATCGTAGGATTCTCAAATATCTGAGTAATCAGTGTCATTGATTGTGACATTGTTCTCTTAGCTGCAAGAGAAGCACCAGCCAAAACTTCATATTCAAGAACTGAATCATGAAATTCTTGCAAGTCAAGTTCAAAATCTTTACCTAACTCGGTTCCAAGAATTCTATAAATCTCAGCATCTGAGAAGTTTTCAAACACAAGCATATCAAGAATATACAACCACGGTTTAAACACCTGCTCAATAAAATTATCAAGCGGGCCATCTAATCTTGTGGCAGAAGCACCTGCAAGATTAGTTGCTCCAGTGGCTGTACGTCCCATCGAAGATCGTGGGCCTGAAGTAGAGCCTTGTACAAGCTGTTGGTCGGCTCCAGAACTACTTTCAGTAGCTTTTTCGGACTCGGCAAGTGCAGACCAAACATCAGGCGGAACTTTAGGAGTTTCCAACAGTTTAAACGCCTTTTCAACTTCCGTATCTACTGTCAGGATTTTACCTAATCCAGTTCTAATCATCTGCGTTGGTGAATTGCTGTCTCTTTTACGCAGATAAATTGGATTAACACCAAATGACAGGATTTTCAGGATAGCGTTGATCGTTCCTTGATCCACACGTTGATTTTGTCCTACAATCAGACCCAATCCCATTCCATAAAATGCTTTTGGTCTGTTCCACCAATTAGCTGAAAGGAACGGGATAACGCCAAAATTGTTAGGTCCAGAATACAATTTATGTTTTCTTTGGACAACAATAATCTTTCTTTTCTTATCCCAATACTCAAGAACTTCTAACTTTTTCATTAAAAGGTCAGGAGAAACTTGTATATTAATTTCTTCTGCGTGATGCACTACACCTTTGATAAATGTAGCTTGGTCTGTTACTGAAGGTCCAGATGTACTTGCATCTGAAGGAGGCATAAACCAATCTCTTAGTTCTTTTTCATTTGGTAATGTCCATCCGGGTTTGTCAGGATGCCCTTCAGGTAATTCAGCAATACCTTTAATTAAATCCAATAGTTGATAATAATCCATGTAACGTTGATCTATAGCAAAATCTGCTTTACGAATATCGCCTACAGGTGTATGCGGATCAACGAATACTTTATCCAACTGTTTACTTTCAATAAATGGTCTTGGTGCCCACCGTCTGTCAATGGTAATGTCAGGGGGAGAATCTTTAGGAATCATAGCTGTTGCTTGATATCCAGTAGGACCTCCTGAAATCTTATCTACTGTAGCTTTTCTTTTCTTGACAATAATCTCTTTATATTTAATGCCCCATTTCCAAATACCTGTGCCAAACAGGGCCATTTGTTCTAGCCCTATCTTAGTATCCATTTTAAAATTACAATCAACTAACAAAGCAGAAAATAAAGCTGTCTTAGCATCCACCGTATCTTGTGATACGCCCGGACGCGGGCGCAACACCATTGGCGGGTCTGTATAAAATAATCCTTTATAAAGTTGTGGAACAATGGCGTTCATTACTTTAGCAACTGTAAAACGCTGCACATTGGGTTCTAAAATGTAAGTATTTTCATATACCGACATTGGGCGCGGCGATTGATAAAGCAAATCCGCATCTCTCCACAATAAAGCATATTGTTTATCTTGAATAAATTGTTCTGCTTTTGTTGCGGAACCTACAACTAAAGATACTTCTGCATTAGTATTAGATAATTTTCCACCTACTTTATAATCCTGTGGTGTTAATTGGGCGTTCGGATTTGGTGAATCAGTCGGAATTGCTGACATTATATCTCCTCCTTTTCAGTCGATTTCTTATAAATTCTATAAAGTAATCTTGTATAACGGTCTAATATATAGATAGAAAATACTTTACCATACAAGTTTTCGCCGGGAAAGTCTTTCTTATATTTTTCAAGAACTTGCTCTTTAATTTCTTTTAAAGTTTTTCCAGACATATTAACTCCTTAACGCATTAAATCTCGCAAAGGGTCCATAAATGGCTCATCTGTAAGATGCTGAGTTTGCGATTTTTCTATAGCGTATTGTGTACTAGGATTATCGTCTAATGTACCTGCTTCGTTATAGCGTGCATACTTGCCTATACAGTAAGTTCTATCGTATATGTCTTGTGACTTCATGTTTGAAGAATAATCCTGATTAATAGAATTCATCTTCTGATCCATATCCGCATAACCGCCATACTGTTCTACTAACAATGAGATAGCAGAAACAATATCATCGTGTTTGTCGTCACTTGTGCCAGTAAACTTTTCCATTTCGTCATATATTTCTTCCAACCCTTCACAAGAGTTCAAGAAATATAAACGATCATCTCCTAACAATCTAAGCACTGGCTTTGCTTTTAATTGCTTTGATCTTAATTTGCTTCCATGACCTAAAGAAACGTATTCTACTGGAATGGAAACTTTTAAATTATCCATTTCGCGGCGTAATTCTTTACTAAACCATCTAACGCCTACTGAATCCTCAATAGCTATTCTTTTCGGTTTCCATTTATAACCTGTATTGGCTATAACTTTAGGCAAGTCATATTCACCGTAACGGCCCCTAACCATGTTAACGATATAGAATCTACCGCCAAATATAATAGCCGTCATAATAACTGTATAATCGGCCCATGATTTTGTGCTATATGCAGTATCTACAGCAGTTACAACAATTCCTTGCCCGATTGGAGGCATTTGACTATGTGGAATTGTTCTGCGTATTAGCAATTCTCTAGGAAACTTAACCGCATTCATCTTTCTAGGATTGTTTAAATACTTGATAGCAAAGGTGCTACCAGTTTTATCAGTTTTCTTTTCCTTAGAAAGAAATTCATAATCTAAACGATCTGGAAACCAAAGTATCCAATCGTCTTTAGTCATTTCCTCTTCAATTTTTCCATTTTTTGTAGCAACTTCTGTAGGCCACCACGCGGCACGTAGATATAACTTACAATAAACAGAACTATTAAATCTACCACTATCTACTGATCCGAATATTCCCTCAACTATACCTTGTTCTTTAGCAAACTTTTCTTCTTGTCTAATTGTTAGACCATAGAAATCACAGTTATGTGAGCAGCATCCATCAGCAATGTAGTTATGAGTTTCCGTTTCGAAACAATATGTCAATTCTTCGTCATAATCTTCAACAGATACTAAGTAATCTTTTTCTGTAATATTTTGTCCAAAAAGACTTTCTATTAACACATCGTTTCGTGTTGGATTTATTTCTGTAACAAATTTATATCTAGCTTTCCAACCGCCCAATAATTTAAATTCATGCTTTTGGCTGCATCCTTCCGATTGTGATACGTATTCAGTATATTCAAAACCACAATCATCTAGAGACTTTCTCATACTATTTACAACTTCTGGATTGTGCTGTGTTTGGCAAATAGTTATAGTACCACTAGGTTGGTTCGGATTCTTTTGAAAACTTCCTTCCCCGTCGTACAAACCAGCAAGATAACCAGATTCCCTTGTGTTTTTCTTCTCTAGTGGTGTTAATAAACGTCTTACAAACTTTTGATCGTGATATTTAAATCCAATTGTTGCATACTCAGTGTTTTCAGAACCATTTGCGCCTTTCCACCACAAATGATTATCAGTAGAAATTACAATACGTCCAGAATTAAATGTGTACTTATAAACATGTCTCAATTTAGGATCAAATACATTAGTTACTTTTGATTTTACCAACATAGAGCGTTTGCCGCGTTCATTGGTAAATCCAACAACTTCGTCTCCTATTTTAATATCCATAATTGGTTTTTGTGACCAATCAGACATTGTTATTAAAGTTTCTCCAACTAAACACTCATCGTACCATGTTCCAATAACATCAAAGAACCCATAAGGGTTCAACATGGCTTTGTTAATTTCAATCTGCTTGTTTATTTTAACAATTCTATCAGGTGTTTGGCTGTTCTCATTTGTAACCACATCGTCTAACTTTAGAATGTCAAAGTGCGAACCAGAAAGTGCTTGCTCAATAGAGGCTGCACGAACTGTAGGTTCTTTTTTCTCAGATTCCGCTGGAGTTTGGTATTCAAACATAGTTCCATCGGAAGGAGTTATGCAGTGTTCGGGAAACAATACTTGAAATAGACTTTCAGACCACTCGCCTGTTATTTTATCCATTATGGCGCGTGGTGCGTGCATCATCTTCTTCTTTAAGTTGAATTCACCTGTTTCTTCTAATGTAAAGTGTCTTTTAATTTCGCCAACGAAATCGCCAGCTAGGTCATAAACTCCGGTTAAAATTAGAATAGTTATAGCCGGAAAACAAATAACCCATTGAATGCAATCTGCCATATCAATGCTAGATTTAAAACCGCCTCTAGGGACTAGTAACATTCTATCTTTTAAATCTGGATATTGATTGGCAAAATCCTTGAATGTTGTAAATGTAGGGTCTTTCTTAACGAAAAAGTTATTACATATCTCTTCATGAGTTTCAATAGTAGTTTCGTTATAACTCTCTAGTAGGTGACACAAAAAGAATAAATTAGTTTGAGACATGAAACGATATTTTAATAAATCGTTAATTTCTTCTACCGATAAATCATCTACTTTTTCTTTGTCTAATTTAATTGCCCATGATTGTAGAACTGTCTGCTGTGTTTTATTTGATAACTTGTAAAAGCTTTTTACTGCTTTAGTTTGAAATTCATCATCAGATATGTTCTTATATTGGTAATTGGGTGAGTGTCTGCATGTGTTATATAACTCTTTTAACTTTTCTAATTTCATGTAGATTCCCCCGCATAATCTACTTTACTTCTTCCAACCTTCCATAGTTGACGCAAAATTAGCCATATGACGTACATGCTCATTTGAAGAATTCTTTGCCGCTTCTAACTTTGCTGCTGGAATTTTCTCGCCTTCTGGAACCCCAAGTGCGCGATGTAAGCCGCCCTTATTCATATGCTTAAGGGCGCGATGCAATGACACCGGATAACCTTCTTTTGTTTTATCTTCTGCCATGTTGTCTCCTGTTATTGTGCTCCCATTGGTGATGGGGCACCTGCTCCCGGTGTTGGCGCTGCGCCGCCCGGTGCTGCACCACCTGCTGCTGGAATGCCGCTTTGTCCTGCATCAGCTTCCGCTTCGCCCGGATTTGGTGTACCCATGTTTTGCATCATATGCTCTGCCATTTCATCGTCGCCTGAAGTTACGTGTTCTTCGTCGGGATGAACGTCAGGATGCGTATGGACATGTGTATGAATGTGGCCTTTTCCGCCATGTGCTTTTCTTGTAACAATGTGCTTAATTTCCTTGGCAGGTTTTGCTTCTTTCTTTCCGCCTAGTTCATCCGATACATCATATTTTTTACTTGTTGCCATTTTACCCTCACGGTGTTTGTCTGCATCTTCTTTATTTAACACTGCTTCGCCTTTATGTAGAATAGCTGGACCCGTTTTAGGAACGTAATCAGTACCTTTTTCATATTTAGGTGGAGTAGTTGTTTTCTTTGTAGCAGTGGATGCAGGTTTTTTATCATCATCTACAGCCCATCCTAACGATTTTGCTGTAGGCTTGGTAGCATTTGGGTCGGGTGCGGGAGTCTTATGGACACCGGGCAACCAACTAGGTGTGTATTTATCCACTGCATTCAAAACGTTTTGCACTGGTTTCACGAAAGTATTTTTCGCTGTATCTATTAAATTATCGGCTGGACCCTGTGACATTTTTAATCTCCATGTTATCTAATTCTGACCAATGACTGCGCATTACTTGTCTAATTCCCATGCCGGGATCATATTTTGGATAAATACCTTTATATATCTTCTCAGATTGATGAAAATTATGAGGCATATCACCTATAGATCGTAAAAATGCTAAACCTGTACTTGGTCCACGTGATTCACCTTGATTACAAGCTATCAAAATATTCTTACCATCATTTAACTGTCTAATAACATAATCTAATGCTAACTTAATACATTTGAAAGGAATTATATTAGGATCATCCACATCAATAATATTTATAGCTATTCGATTGTCGGCTTCTACAGAAAGGTAATTTTTACCTTTAGGTGCGCCGGGAGTTGTGTATTGTAAAGTTTCTTTATGCCCGCCGGGACCATATTTGCACATTCTAGCAGAGCGCCAATTACTTTCTTTTTCTATTTTTTTGTAATCAGAATCGTCGCCCACACATACAATTGCGCCGTTTTGTGCTTGGTAAATTTTATCCATTATATTATCCTTTAAGGAACGTGCGCGGCATTAATATTTAATGGAACAGTAGGAGGCCCTGTGACCTCAGTATATGTGTAACCGTTGTTATTAGACAACTGTGTGCCGTTGCTGAGAACTGTGTATAATTGTACGTAAATTGTTGCGCCGTTGGCCGGTATATTAACAGTTGTGCTAGTGCCGGACAAAGGGCCAATATTTACTAAATCATATCCACCGGGCGTTGTGCCAACATGTAAATAATATCCTGTAACACCGCCTACCCCGGCTCCTGTAGTCCAAGTAAATGTAGTTGCTACAGATGTGAGAACACTATTGGGTGACGGACTGGTTATAGTTCCCGCGATTCCTATAAGTGGGACTTGAGCAGGTACGGCATATACGGAGGGTAAACCACCTGCATTCCATGTTAAACTAGCAGTATAAGTATATGTATTTCCATAACTTACAGTAGTGTCATAAAAAGGTCCACCAGTGTTTGAAGTTTCTAATAAACTTTGCCCATTGGTAACGCTTACTGGAGTCCATGCGGAAGGCACTGCTAATATCCCGCTGTTAACATAGCAACCTTGTGTAGAACTGTTAGTACATCTTAAAATATTTATTGTAGCCGGTCCTGCCGTTTCAATGCCGTTTGCAGTTGTTTCAGTAGCAGCAATATCATTCCCGTTTGTCCATGTCAAATCTATGCAAGGAGTTGTTAAAGTGCAATAAGATGGAGTAGAAGTCTGTGCTTTAACTGTTAAAGAACCAAAAAAACATAAGACAGTTAGAATTGCAACTTTTATAAACTTTTTCATATATCTCCAAGACTCAAGGGCGCTGGCCCTCCTAGCAGGATTTAAACCCGCATTTCATCGTCCGTAGCGATGCGTCTTATTCAGTTATACCATAGAAGGGTAAAAGGATGGCTCGCCCCGCAGGAGTCGAACCTGCATCTAACTGGTTAACAGCCAGCCGCTCTGCCTTTGAGCTAGAGACGAATATTTACGATAGATAAACTACATCGTTCATAACAGTAATGTTACTACAGTTAACTTCAAACCAAGCGCGTGGCTCAATTGAGTTATCTTTAGTGCTGTCAAAACGAGAAGTCACGGCACAACCAAAAATTTTTATATCTTTCACAATCTTTTCGGTCGAAATATCACCCTTGTCATATGACCAGACAAATGGGAAATCCTGACTTCTATTGTAGTATACCCTAATCCGATACATTAGTCAAGCCCTTCTAGAACAATTTCTTTCTTTTTTTCAAGTTTCTGTTTTTGTAATGCTTCCTGTTGGCACAAGTCGATAAAATTACGTAAAACTACGTTAGCAAAATCTGTTGCGAATTGTATTGCGCTGTCGGGTAATAAAATTGCTATCCCTTTATCGCTCCATATCTTAGCAAACACTTCAGCTTCTTTCTTTTCTACCTTAAACCCCAATGGCATTTTCGCTCTCCCCTGTTTTGATGTTAGCAAAAACTTCTTTCAAATTGGTTAATTCGTTTACTGGTGTTTTTAATTCCTCTATAACTTGTTTAATTTCTTCAGCTTGCTCTTCATCCGGTTCAAATAATTTAGATAAACGATTACCAAACATTCCAATAATCATTAAAAGTATTTCAGCACGTTCTTTTCCTGTTGCTGATAACCATAAACTTATCATCGAAGATTTGAATCTACTGGTATTTTCCGAGCGCATATCATCGGCCATGCGATTAAAGCGGCCCTGATGTTGTTTCAATCCTGTAATTGGCATCTTTCTCCTCTGAAAGATTAATTATAATTGATTTTACAAGGCAACGCGCTAGTAGGAGTCCAAAAACGTACTCTTGTCTTTCCTTTAAGAATAGAGCATATTCCACAAATTACTTGTTGCTGTGTAATAGCGGCTTTATAATCCTGACCACTCATCACTGCATCCCAATTTGGATGTGAGTGTATGTCACCAATTATAGTCTTGCCTTGTTTTTCAATTTTATCTTTTAATTTTGTATACTCTTCGCTTGTCCAAGCTACTATATTTTCGGATTGATCTGCATATTCTTTAGTATATAAAAAATCTGTTATTTCTACTGTATCTACTGAAATAATATGTCCAGCAAGATACGCTTGAATCTCCAATGGGGATGCCTTTCTTGCTAATTTTCTAAAATAATTCAAGGCATGTTTGTTAACCTTAACTTTTGAGAACATCAGTTACCCCGGTCTTCCTTATTATATTCTCCGTGTACGTGGGAGTGCCGATGGACACCCCCACTAAGATTGGCGGTTTTCCCGCCATAGCAGCGCTATTATTTACTATAAGTATGGCTGCGCTAAAACTTATGAACTAGGCCAAGCGATAAAATTGTAAGTATCCGTTGTTCCAACACTATTAGTAATTGTAATAGATGAACCAGTAACAGTTAATACCGTATGAACATCGTTAGCAGCACTTGTAATATCTCTAACAATCACAATAGGAGGATGTGCCCATGCTCCAGAACTAGGGCCATTTTGAAATGTATACGTTCCAGTTCCACCGACTAATGTAATGGTACCGGCATTGTCAGTAGCAGAAGAAGATTGGATACCAACAGTAGAATCTATAGTAGAGTCAAACTCAATTGCCTCTGTTTCTGAATAAATCACAACTAGGCCTACTGCACCTAGTTGCAGCCCGTTAGCGCCATTAGCAAAAACTGCCACACCTGACGTAGAACCACCATCTTGAACAGTGAGCCAACCGGGAGTTGTGATACCTGCGTCAATAGTGGAATCTTCTAACGAACCGGCTCCTGAGGCAACTGGAACATAACCTGTAGTTAAATCTCCAGTAATTTCACCAGATGTTTCTACTTCCTGCCAACCTTCGCCAAACGACAAATACAATTGTTTATTTACAACATCAACGCCCAATGAAGGCGACTGTGCTGTACCGGGCGCTGCCACATCTCTTGGTGGACCTTGAAATATGCTATCAAATGCCATTACTACTCCTATTAATTAACCTATTAACCATATACTGCCGTCGCTATACACCGGAACTTTATGTGTACCGCCACCTGTGTAGGCTGCACCAAAATTACCTGAAGCGGTTAATGTAGAATCACTTACAAAAGCTCTTGCTCCGACTCCGACTGTTGCAGCAGAAGGCAATGCTGTGCCGCCCGTTGCTTGATATATAATTCCAGCTTTAGTATATGGAACAGTTAAAGGACCAGCCAGTACAGCCGAATCATCATAACCATCAAGCCATAAAATCTGATTGTAATCTAAATCCCAAAATCCATAACCATATTGCTGTGGTCCTGTAGGCGGGGATGTTGACGTTGCATTCATTTCCCAATGCCAACCACTTCCTACATTGTAGCACATTGTTCCAGAGCCGCCCGCATTTGCGGGTCCATTGACTCCATATAAATCATTGTTGATACTAAAATCCGCTATTTGTGGGAAACATGCAAATGATCCACTTGTATCTGTACCGGAAGAAGGAATGCTAGGTATTGGAACTGATACTGTAGAAGTAATCTGAAATGATGTAGGTGTAGGTATAGCACTTACAGTAAATAGATTGTTGCCTACGCCGTTCAAAACTGCATTATAATTTAATGGAGCAAGGCTTCCTGAATAGCCGAAAAATATCATAGTCTGGTTTAAAAGCAAACTATGAGGTATTTTTGTCGTAACCGTTAATACTCCACCTGAATACGTGTAACTTGATATATTGTTAGCAGTAAAAGGATAAGTATTGTTTATCGCAAACTGCATATCATTATATAGCAGTGGAGGCATTGGTGCAGACCAAGCAAGAATTGTTGTTGGACTATCACCACCCGGATCAAACATCGCAAGGGCTGCGCGGGGCGTATTACCATCCGTGCTTGCTGGAAACACTAATCCATCTGGGCCTACACATACGTTCCCGTCAAATGTGGCGTTTCCGTTTACGGTTAAGTCACCGCTTACATCTAAATCACCGGGAACTACACTACTTGCTTCTATTTCTTGCCAGCCTTGGCCGGACGAAATGTACAAATTTCTATTTACAACGTCTACGCCCAATGAGGGCGATTGTGCTGTGCCGGGTGCCGCTGTGTCACTGGGCGGTCCTTGAAATACTGAATCAAATGCCATTATCTTTTTCCAATAATAAATCTTTTTTAATTTCTTCTTTGTCTGCTTCTTCTACTGGTATCAATGTAACAGAGTTATTTGTAAATACATTCTTCCTGATTGCTTCATCTCTGTCTAATCCACGAAGATTGCTTATACAGTTTGACGCTTTAAGCATTTTAATTTCCTAAGAACGATAGAACATCATTCATTGTGCCCGTAATCCATAATTGATTTGTATTGCTGCCTGAGAATGGAGCTTGTTGCCCTGCTCCTAAGATAAAACCTGTAGAAGAGGTTACTGCTGGATTGGGACTAATTTCAATAGATGCTGAATTTCCAGACTTAGCTGCTAATGTTCCACCATTCTGTAAAATATGAGCAGGGAGTTGTTGTGGTGTAGCACTTGCTGCAACAGTTACTTGAAACGCAACGGAATTACCGACTGATGGCATTTTGACTCCAGAAAAAGCAAAAGGGACCAGATTATTCCAGTCCCTTCTTCTCCATATGTTATTGAATAATTGGACCGGCTAACGTCTTTCTCTCCGACTCAATTAGCAATTATTCAAATTTCAGGACGCCACAACGACAGACGAATCTGCCGTGGAGGAGGTGTGACGCCCTTTTCCCTTGTTTAACCTTATACTACCATTTTACCACAGGTGTCAATAGTAAATAAACCGTTTGTTATCAACATAACAATATTGTAACATGCTGATTCTATTTGATATATAAAATAGACATTTATTGTAAACTATTTTATAATTATTTTTATCTATCTTATATTAATCTATAATCGTTTCAGGTGGAGAAGAGAAAGTATCTCCTTGACCCTACCAGTGAAAGTATAGAGTAGATAAGTTACTTATTAGATTTGTGGATGTAAAGTTATTAATTGTTTCAGTCTGGAGTTAGAGATTCTAATTCTTGGTCAATACCAGCGTATTAGTTACGCCCTGCGGGGTTCTTTCAGAAACGGCATCATGTAGATTGTACGGTATACATGGGTCCGGGTTGTTTACGCATCCATCTGAAATGGTTTCCTGTATAACTACATCCACCTAGTTATACCTCAGTCCCTGTCTAATCAGGGAGCCGCAACCACCTACCATTTGCGGTTGAATTTGAATAAATAAGGAGTCACCCTTTATTTTTCAACAAGTTAAGGTTAAAATGGGCGATAGAGTACACCAAGGCCCATCGAGTATTATCTTATACAAACGCCATTATATCAAAGAACGAGTTGTTTGTCAAGTAAAATCGCAAAAAAACTTTCAAGTTGACAAAAATTCTTTTCTGTAGTATAATCTGACTCAATGATTATAAAGGAAAGAGAACTTAAACCGATTGTCTTAAATCCACCACCAAACATCATCAAGGTATTAGATGATGCTGGTGTCGAAAAGTTGCTTGAATTTTTAGAGAATAATAAAGAAGTAGGTTTCGATATTGAAACTTCTCTACATAAAGACTTTTGGTTTCGCAGAGTTAGAACAATCCAGTTCGGCAACAATAACGTTCAATATGTTATTGATGTAAAAGCCTTCTGCAACAATAACTCTGATCTTTTATTTAATTGTCAAGGAGAATACGGTAAGAGTTTATTTAAGTCACCTAGATTAAAAGAATTATTAGGAAAACTGGAACCTTACTTATGCTCAAATAAAATTACCAAAGTTGGTGTGAACCTTGGGTTCGAATATCTCTGCTTCTATTGGTCATTTGGTCTACGTATATGGGGTCTATACGATTGCATGTTGGCAGAAAAGTGTATCTATGCAGGAATGAGCGGCAAAGCATCACTTAAAAATTACGATTTCTATGCCATGGAATCAATGGTCGAGCGTTACTTTGGATTCTTAATTGACAAAGAACTGCAAACATCGTTTAATCTAGATGATGAAATTTCAAATGCACAATATGAATACGCCGCACTTGATACACGCATTCCGCTTGCGATTAAAATTATGCAAACGATCATTGCCTCTGGTGAGACACCCGCAAGCTTGAGAAAAAAAGGAAAGCACAGTATTGCAGAACATTTTGATTATCTAGACAGTATACTTTTTGGAGATGTACTACACGAACCGATTAGAATTGAAAACGAAGCCATCGGTGCATTTCAAGATATGCACCTTCATGGGGAGCGTGTTGATACTGTTAAGTGGTTAGCTCGTGTTGAAAAAGCTGAAAAAGGATTGGTAGAAGTACTGCACAAATTAGATGAAGTCTTTGTTCCAATTGTGGGATCGAAGAATGAAGCAATCGATGAAGCAAAGATTGAAGATTTGGAACAACATTGGAAATTACTAACTGCCCCATCGTTCGCAGAATTAGAGTTAAAGTTAGAAGTAAAAGGGCTGAGTAAATGGGTAAAAAATAATCCATTTCAGTTTGATGGAATTGTCGAAAAACAGGATTATCTTTCCGAAAGATTGAAACAATTGACAGAGTTAGAAACTTTGCGTAAAGCTGAAAAAGAATTACTTAAAAAAGAATGCAGCGAATTAAAAAAGAAACGCACCAAGATTAACAACCTGAAAGAAAAGTGTGAAGGTGAGGCACTGATTAACTATAGCTCAGATGCCCAATTGCTTGTAGTTTTAAAAGAAAATTTTCCAAAGCTTAAAAAATTAGACTGTCTGGATGATGAAACTTTAGAAGAGTATGAAAATGTTCCTGTGATGAAACTGATTCGTGAATATCATGGATTAGCAAAGGAAATCGGAACATACGGAACTGCATGGGCGCAAAAGTGGAGTACCCACCCGTGCAAGGAAGAAGGCTGGCTACACCCTCAAGACGGCAGATTACATCCGAACTATAATCAATATGATGCTGACACAGGGCGTAGCAGTTCTTCACAACCTAATGGTCAGAATCTACCCCAAGGCGAAGAGACAAGAAGTTGCTTCATCGCTGACCCACCTAACGAAGATATTAGAATTAGTAATTGTTGCAATGCAGAAACAGAATATACACCACCGTTCGATTATGCAACTTGTAAGCAGTGTGGAAATTTATGTAACACACACGCAGAAGAATATGAAATTGTCACAGCCGATATGTCGGGCGCAGAACTTCGTATTATTGCAGAAGATTCTGGCGATCCAGTTTGGATTCTAGCTTTTGCTAAAGGTGAGGATGTTCACTCAGTAGGAACAGAACTTTTGTATGAAGATATTTGGCTCAACGAAACATTGCGTTCAATTTTCCATCCTGATAAATGGACATTACAAGATTGTAAAGACGAAGTAGTTCTTGAAATTGACAAAGGCGGTGGTAAAGTAAAGAAGATTGGGCCGTGTGCATATTATGCGTATAAGGATAACGGAGAATTAGCACATCATAAATGCGACTGTCCGATGCACAAAGAGCGCCGTGACCATAACAAAGCTACTAACTTCTTGCTGGCTTATGGCGGCGGTGCGCCCACACTGGCTAAAAGAATTAAGCAACCGTTGAAAGTTGCAAAACATCTAATGGCTTTGCATGAAGAGAAAAACCCGAAAATTTGGGCCTATCTCAAGAAGTCTGGTGAAAAAGCTGGCCGAGAGTTTAAAGCATTTGATTTATATGGACGTAGGCGGTTACTTCCAGAACCAACATACGAACGTGCAACTGAAAATTGTAAGGAATATAATGAACAAAAATTAAGGCTTTCAGAAGCAGATATAGCAATGAACATTAATGCGTTCATTCTTGCTAAAGGAAGAAAACCAACTGCTGATGAAAAATTTGAATTGACGCATCGTAAGCCTACAGCTAGTGAAATTGGACAAAGTTATTATCAAATGTCTAACAGTATCGAGCGTCAGGGCAAGAATATGCGGATTCAAGGCACCAACGCATCCATAGCGAAGATTGCAATGGGATGCGGTTATGATCCTGATGGTAAACCGTTCTTGTGGCACACTTTACCATTATATAGAGCAAAACTAATCAAATTCGTACACGATGAACTGGTCGTTCAATGCCCAAAACAATATTCAAAGCAAGTTGCTGCGTTAATTGGTGATGCGTTCAAAAGGGCGGCGGCAATCAAAATGAAACAAGTTATTATGGAATTTGATTATAATATAGCGGCGTATTGGAGCAAATAAATGAATGAATTTAAAACAGTTATACCAATTCCTGTGTTTAATTATAAGATTTTTGTAATCTTTACAGATGATTTAATTAAAAGTGCTGATAAACTTGCCGAACAAGGCAAAATAGCGCGTCTACACGGAATAGATGATACTAGTGATGGATTTCATGTTCCGCTTAATAATCAAAGTTATTCTTATATTGTTTTAAAATATGATGCTACTATAAATCATATTACCCACGAGACGTATCATGCTGTGTCTACTATGTTTAGATGGATTTCAGCAAAACATGAAGAAGAAATTACAGCATACTTTTTAGGTTATTTAGTAAGTTTATTAATAACAGATCAAGAAAAAGCGAAAAAAGCACTTGACAAACAAAACAAAGTATGTTAGAATGGGTCTATAAATGGATGGAGTTCAACGCATCAATAGTAAATGGTTTAAGTCCAGTCATTTACTTTTTGAAGATAATGGCCCGCACAAACCGGGCGCAAAGACAAAGCAGTTTAGCATATTTAACACAAAATATGTTTTATTAGGATATGCTAAATGGTGGGGCGGCTGGCGACAGTACGTTTTCTTTCCGTTGGACTCCACCGTTTTATTGAATCACGATTGTTGTTTTGAAATATCTGAGTTTCTAGTATTAGTAAATCAGTTGCACATGGAAAGATTACCATATAAAGTGCGCGAAAGAGTTATGCAAAAAGCTATGCGGGAAAGAAGAAAACAACAAATAGCAGCAAGAAAGAACTTGACAAATCAAACAGAACCTGCTAAGATAGAAATATAAGAATGGAGGAAGCATGGGATTTTATGTAGGAGATAAGGAACCAGATTCTTTACCAAACATTCAACTCTCGTTGGAAAAAGAGGCTGAAGATTTTGATACAATTGACGTTTATGCTGAAACAGACGAATATGACGGAACAGTGTTTTCGTTTGTCACTGAAGAAGATGGAAACGGTAAGTTAAAGAATTTCGTATACATTAACCGTACATTGTTGAAAGATTTGGGCGTTGTTGTAAAAAATATGTAAGTAAAAATAGTTTGTTTATTCTATAAAAATAAACTGGCGGAGGGCTGTGAAGCCCCTATGTAACACGGAGATAAAACATGATTGTTGAAGGTCTAGTAGTTGTAGCATTAGGCGTTGGTGTATATAATTTTTTCACCAACGCATCATTTAAAGCAAAGGTATTAGCAGACGCAACCGCACTTGAATCAAAGGTTCCCGGTTTCGTTTCAACAGTGAAGTCAGTTTACGGAAAGGTTGTAGCAGCCGTAGAAGCAGATGTAAAGAAGCTGTAAGAGATATATTTCTAGGTAGTGGTAAACACCAAGCCATGTGCGGTCGCACCAAATGTGCAGGTAGATGAAGGGATTAAGTTCGCCGGATCAAAAATCCTGCCCTAGAGCTAAAAATTTTAGGTATTTTAAATGGCAGAAGCAAGACGAATGTGTTTGTATAGAAAAAATAATCCCGATTACGGTAAGTATCGGAACCAAGCAGCCGCAATTATAAAAGTTAAAACAGAAGTATTATCCCATTACGGAATAAACGGTAATGCGGTGTGCTGCTGGAAAGGGTGCGATATTAGTGACATTGATATGCTTAGCCTTGACCATATTGAAAATAATGGAGCAAAGCACCGTAAAGAGATAGTAGG